GTTCATCACCAAATACCAGGAATAAGTCGTCCAGTCAGTGCGTAAGCACCTAGTGCTGCAATGACACCGAGCATCGCTAGACGCCCGTTTAATCGTTCCGCGTGTTGTCCTTGATCTACTTGCATTACTTCCATCCGAGGTTCTTGTGGCCAGATTTGTGTATCATTCATTAGAAGTTATACTTAACTCCTACCTTCGTTCCGTAATCATTTACGTCATCAAAGGTTGCTGCAATCTCTCCGTACACAGACAGCCGCTCAGTTGCTTGAACTGAACCACCAATCTTGCCAGTCAGTTTGGTTTCTTCTTCACCACCATCAGGTGCAAAGATTGAAGGACCAGCTTGTACATAATATGAACCAATATCATTACCTGATTCATACCCCAGATGGAAATCTGTAACATGTCCATTGAAATTAGAACCACTGAATCCAGCGTTGTTCTCAACGTTTACGTAAGGACCAGCCAGTACAGGGGAAGCAGCAAACAAAGCAGCAGGGAGGATAGCAAAAATTTTCATTGTAGTTTAGTTAAAAAAGAATAAGTATGTTGTGTTCTATTACCATGAACACCCCAGCCTAACCATTGATAGGCAGCATTCATGTAATAGGGTATTGTTTGATGAGGAGTTTGGAAAGCACTAAGGTCATCCCTAAACTTCATCTCGTCTATTAAGTATGCAGTTTGACATTTCAAACCACTTGGATCAGCGTTACGTTTGGCACAGAAAGTACCGAGACCAAGGTAACGATGTTTTGATGTCCATTGGATTAAACCATAACCTCCATTAAGACAACGATCATAAGGTATGATTGCACCACCTTCGCAGATGTTAGGTTTAAATGTAGACTCTTGGTGTATGTTACCCAGAATGACAGCAAGAGCAGTTCGATCTGTCACACCAGCAGAGGTCTGTAGTTGTTCTAGAACGTACTGCTGTTGCACAGTACATTGTGGGCATTCAATCATTTTTTCTTAGGTGGCCTACCTTTTTGTGATCCGTAAGTTCCTTTACCTTGTGGCATTACCATACTCCAGGGATAATTTGACCAGTTAGTGCATACGCTCCTAGCGCAGCCATCACACCTAGCATAGCTAGGCGACCGTTTAGTTTTTCTGCTTTGTCGTTGTGATTCACAGTGTAGTTTTCGTCAGTGTACATGGTGGGTTCTTTAGCAAAGAGGTTTTGTTGTCCGCGATCGTTGGTGGTAACAGTCATTAGAATTCTAGGTCAGAGTTTTCAAGTTTACGCATAACGTCAGAACGATATGCTGGATCACTATCATAACGTTTGTCACTCATAGCTGCTACGAGTTCTGATTGACTACGGAATGAATTATCAGCAGCAGCTGCTGCACTACGTCCAGTCAATAGTTGACCTTCCTTACCAACAGCATCTGTGTACTTATTATTTAATGCTTGTACAGCAAAGAAAATAGCTGCAGCATTACCATCAGCCATCACTGTATCATACATCTCAACTTCTTGTTGAGACAAAGAGTCACCAGCCCAACTTAACATATCCTTATAAGTAGACTCACCACCAACCATTTCAAATAGTTGACCAGCTTGTTCTTCTGTTAGTTGACTGTCAGAACTTTTGTTTGATTCCTCTTCTTGTTCTTCGGTAGCAGGTTCTTCTTGCTCCCTTTCTTCACCAACTTCTGGTTCTTCACGTGGTTCTCCAAGTTTTTTTTGGAGTGCAAGGTAAGCTTGTTCAAGAGATTGTGTATCTTGAAACTTACCTGCTAATAGTTGCTGTTGTTCCCCTTCGTTAGCCTCGGCAACAGCGAGAGACTCTTGTTCATCAGCATTAAGTTCGGGCTGATCAGCGGGTGCATCATTAAGTGTTAGTGTTTCGCTCATTGCATTGGTGGTTGTTGTTGTTCTTGCTGCATCATCATCTGTGCTGCAGCTTGTTCTCGTTTCTGATCAACAGCAGCTAGTTGTGGTTCTTGTTGTTGAGCCATCATCTGTTGTTGTTGAGCCATAGCTTGTTGTTGTTCTTGCTGAATTTCTTGCATACTCTTAACAAGATTCAATACATCAATACCAGATGCTGCAGCCAAACG